TAAGGGTGCAGAGGAACAGGTGTTGGGGGCCATCGAAAGTCTTACTAAGGATGAGAACTTCTACCAGTTCTACCTAAGTGATGGTCAAGATGCTGACGATCTTATCGACCAGATACGTTACTTTGCTGTAGCCTGTGGCGTTAAGTTTGTTTTCTTTGAGCCTATTCAAGATGTCTTGGTTGGTACGTCTGAGGATAGTAAGGAGCAGATGCTGGCTGATCTATCTGTTAGGTTGTCAAAGGTGTCTGCTGAGTTAAACGTGGGTATCGTAACTATCGCCCACACTAACGATGATGGTCAGATGAAATACTGTCGTATGATCGGACAACGTGCGTCCGTGATTGTTAACCTAAGTCGTGATAAAGATTCTGACGATCTACAAGAGCGTAACACAACGTACTTAACTGTTGAGAAGAACCGACCCTGTTCAGAAGAAGGTAACGCGGGGATGATGCGGTTTAACACTGAGACGTTTACATTAACGGAGGTGATATAATGGAAAAGACACAGCCCCTTGAAGATAAGTTCCCTAGCTTTTTCCGTAAAAGTAAGGTTCCCGTTACATGGGAGCTACATTACGAAGACCCTGAACTGGGTTGCAACAGCTTGCTGGTTGATAGCCATTGTAAATACCTAGATTATGTATCTGACTATAAGTCTGGTATCTTCGCAATTACAACCCACTACGAAGATAGTACATCGGAAACAACAGTAAGAGATTACTACGAATAAGGAAACACAAATGACATCAGTATATGACATTGAAACAGACGGTCTATTAGATGAGTTGACCAAGATTCATGTCTTGTCTTATTCAGATGATGGTAAGACGGTACATCACACGCACGACTACGATGAAATGCGTGAGTTCTTTGCCACACGCAAAGTTCTAGTTGGTCACAATCATGTGCGCTTTGACATCCCAGCAGTGGAAAAGGTGTTAGGCATAAAGGTAAACGCTCGTTTGATCGACACTCTAGCGTTATCTTGGTATCTACACCATGACCGTATGAAGCATGGGCTTGAGGGCTACGGAGAGGACTATGGAGTACCCAAACCAATTATTAAAGACTGGAACACCCTGACACCAGAGGAGTACGCTCACAGGTGCGATGAGGACGTTAAGATCAACAATCGTTTGTGGCGCGACTTAAGCATGAAGCTGGACAAACTGTACAAAAATGCGGAGGTAGATAAGGATCGTCTGATAGACTACCTGTCATTTAAGCTAGATTGTGCCAGAGAACAGGAAGCCCTACAGTGGAAATTAGACGTAGGTAAAGCCCAAGCTGCCTACGACGAGATCATGGCACTCAAAGAAGAAAAGGTAGAGCAACTGGCTGATGCTATGCCTAAGCGTATCCTCACCCGTATTGCTACAAGACCTAAACGAGATAAATACAAGAAAGACGGGAATTTGTCGTCAGACTGGGAGAAGTGGATTGACCTGTGTTTGCAATATAGACAACCCGAGACGACCATAAAGTTTGTCGTTAAAACAGGCGAAGAGCGGGGAAATCCTAACTCTAATGACCAAGTAAAAGACTGGTTAAATTCTCTTGGTTGGAACCCACGGACATATAAGTTTACAAGGAATAAGGTTACAGGTGATGAAAAACAAATTGCACAAGTTAGAAACAACGGAGAGTTATGCTCAAGTGTCAAAGAGCTTGCAGAGGTTGACCCTGCTGTTGACCTTCTTGATGGCCTTACAGTTCTTACTCACCGTGCTGGTATTCTTAAGAGTTTCTTAGAGTGTCACAAGGATGGTTGGCTAGAGGCTAGTATCGCAGGGCTGACGAACACCTTTCGGTTCAAACACTATCGACCATTGGTTAACCTTCCAGGAATCGACAAGCCATACGGTGATGTTATCCGTGGATGTCTAACGTGTCCTGACGGTTATGTGTTAGCTGGTGCTGATATGACATCACTAGAGGACACAACCAAACGACACTATATGAAACCACTAGACCCTGACTATGTTGAGGCCATGAGCCGTGAAGGTTTTGACCCACACTTAGACTTGGCTCTACACGCTGGTGTTATTACCCAAGGTGACATCGACAAGCACAATTCTGGAGAGCGTTCACTCAAAGCCCTCCGTAAGAATTACAAGGTGGTTAACTACAGTGCTACATACGGTGTAGGAGCGCCTAAGCTGGCCCGTGAGACAGGTATGACCAAGGGTGAGGCTAAGACGCTACTGGAGGCGTTCTGGTCTCGTAACTGGGCTATTGAGCGGGTGGCAAAGAACCTACGGGTTCGTGAGCTATTTGGTGGTATGTGGCTTAAGAACCCAGTGTCAGGCTTCTGGTATAGTTTACGCAGCGACAAGGATCGTTTCAGTACACTCAATCAAAGTACGGGAGTGTTCTGTTTTGACACTTGGGTGTCGCTATGTAGGGCTGAGGGAATTAAATCTATTGGGCAGTTTCACGACGAGATTATTGCTCTTGTTAAGGGGGGAGAAGAGTGTGATGTAGAGAAGATAATGCACAAAGCAGCAGTTAAACTGAACGACAACGTAAAGCTGAATGTACCATTAGGTACTGATGTACAGTTTGGCAAGACCTACGCAGACATACACTAAATAAATAATATTTTTGGTTGTGGAAATGCGAAATGGGTCTATATAATATAGTACGGACACCCGAATGAGAGGAAATTCAAATGGGAAAGACAGTAGTAGTAGAGTGTGAAATTGAGTGGGCTAAACTCCGGGAGGAAGATCGTGACATGGGGCCAAATGATGGCTCTGACTTTGCAGCCAATATTCAAGCAAAGCAAGGGATATATGTTGCCAACCTAATGCTCACAGAGGAAACCAAGAAAAAGATGATTTCTGATGGTGTTCCAAACAAAGGTCTACAGGCTCAACTATTTAAAACAAATAAAGAAGGTCGTATGTTCTACAAAGCGACTCGACCACACTTCAACCCTAAGTTTAAGAATCTGGATACGGGAGAACAGGGAGTGGTTGTTGGGCCACCCGCAATGTTCAAGAAGGTTGGGGAAGATCATGTACCTTGGAACTGGGAAACCGATGGCCTCATTGGCAATGGGTCAAAGGTTATCGCAAAGCTAGATGTTTGGGAAGGAAAGATCACCCAACTTGAAAAGGTCTCTGTTGTTGAACATTTGGTCTATGAAAGCATCGCAGATGATCGGAGTGTTTTCTAATGGAACTCATAATGACTGTAAACAACGATAAAGAGGAAGATGGTTTTACTGGTAGTATAACTATGGTCAGAAGTGACATAGACGATCTTTACAGCTTAGGTCAAGCATATGGAGATTTCACTAGGTCTATCGGTTTTACTTATGTGGAAGATGTTGCCTTTGAAAAGGATGATGGTCAAATGGTGTTTGGAGGGTTTTAATGGAAAGCGGCAAAGTCTTAATTGATGGAGACATTGTGGCTTATAAGGCAGCGGCCTCTTTAGAGAGTAATTACTTTAAAGAGGTCGTGGCTTTCTCAACAGACTTAAAGCTCTACAAATACAAACAAGAGCACCACGAAAAGTTTGTAGAGGGTTACAAGTTCTGGGCGGCTGGCAATGATAAAATAGCTCGTCACATAGATAAAAATATGAAGTTTATCATTGATAAAACCGTAAGGTCTCCAGAGAGTGGGTCATACCAAGTTTACCTAACTGGCTCTGGGAACTTTAGATATAAAGTAGCTAAGTCCTACCCCTATAAAGAAGTCAGAAAGCAGAGCCCTAAGCCAGTTGATCTGCCTAAAGCAAGGGAATATCTAGTAGATAACTTTAATGCTATAGTTAGTGATGGCGAAGAAGCCGATGATCTAATCGCAATGGAGGCAACTAGGTGCGGCCCTACTACCATTGTAGCTTCTGTAGACAAGGATATGCTCCAAATACCTTGTCGTCACTTCAATATAACCACGGGCAAGTGGGCTACAGTCTCCGAGTTTGCAGGCCTTAAGTTCTTCTACAAACAAATCCTAACGGGTGATGTCGCAGATAACATTAAGGGTGTGTTTGGAATTGGGCCTAAGACTGCGGAGAAGATGCTTAAGGGGCTTAGTACAGAGGAGGAGCTTTGGGATGTTTGCGTAGAGGCATACGAGGGTGATGTAAACAGAGTAGTGGAAAACGCCAGATTGCTTTGGCTCAGACGGGAAGTAGGTGAAGTATGGATACCTCCAAAATAGAAGGTAAGCACATTGCAGTTTGGTTCTCGTGTGGAGCCGCATCAGCCGTAGCCGCAAAGCTGACTTTAGATTTATATGGCGACACTAATAAGATCAGTGTTGTTAATAATCCTATCAAGGAGGAACACCCTGATAACCAGAGGTTCCTAAAAGATGTTGAGAATTGGCTAGATTTTCCTATAGAGTTTGCAACTAGGTCTAAGTATCCAGATCAATCTTGTGAGGATGTTTGGGAAGATCGTCGGTTCATGTCAGGGCCAATGGGCGCTCCTTGCACACTAGAACTTAAGAAGAAGGCCCGACAAGAGTGGGAGGAGGTAAACAAGCCTGACTACACTGTACTGGGATTTACCGAAGAGGAGGTCAAACGTGCGGATCGTTTTAGGTTGACTGAACGAGATACCTTACTGACACCCTTGATAGATGCAGGGTTTACCAAAGAAGACTGCTTTCGTGTAATCCAGGATGGGGGCATAATGCTGCCGTTAATCTACTCTCTGGGTTATCCTAATGCTAACTGTATTGGGTGTGTGAAGGCTAGTTCAGCTACTTACTGGAACCTAGTTAGGGAAACCTTCCCAGAAGTCTTCCTGTCTAGGCAGGAGCAATCAACTGACATAGGCGCAAAGCTAGTCTACTATAAGGGAGAAAGGATAATGCTTAAAGATTTACCTCCAGATGCCAAGGGTAATAAGTTAAAGGGATATGACTTTGAGTGTGGTATATTCTGTGAAGAAAAGTAATGCGAGGGGTATAAAACACGGGTATCGGTCTGGACTAGAGGATCGTATCTCAGAGCAACTAAAGAGCCTTGGTGTGCCGTTCAAGTATGAGGAGTTCAAGATCAAGTATGAGGTTAACGAGATTAGAACCTACACACCTGACTTTGAACTCCCCAACG